AGAATCAACTTCTGATACTACGATTAAGGGTGCGTTAACAAATGTAAATAGATCAGAAGTGAATGATCTGATTGAATCCCAGGATAAAAGATTAACAATATCAGCAGGGGATTTATCTTTTGTACCGACAACAAAAGATAGAGTCGTTATAAGTAGTGTTGAATTTAAAATTATTCAAGTTGTAACGAATGAACAAAATAATACAGCAGTAAGCTTTGATCTTATCTTGAGGTAACTATGGCAAGAGAAATAAATTTAACAGACATCGGAAATCACTTCGGTAAGAAGGTTCAAAAAACTGTAAGAAAAGCAACTTTTAAAGCAGAAAAAGATATAAAAGAATTTACTCCTGTTTTTGAACCTAGAGAAGGAGAATCTGGGGTCGGCGGAACTTTAAGAAATTCATGGCAAAGTGAAGTTCAAGATTACCGTGGTGAAGTTTTTACGAATGTTGAATATGCAGAACCTGTCGCTTATGGCACTAACTTGCCTCCAAGTTGGGGTAGTATTTATAGAACAAGGCAGCAAACAATTAAAGGCTATCCAGAACTTGTTGCAAAACAATTAGAAGAGTATATTAGAAACGAATTTAGGAAGGAATAAATGGCAGCTATTGATTTAAATACAGTTAGATCCACAATCGAGGCTAGGTTAGCCACAGAGCTTGCTTCAAGCCCTGCTATACCTGTTGTATTCAACAACATGGCATTTGATTCCACGACAGAAGATACTTTTGTTCAATGCCTTACAAGTTTTGGTTCTCATCAATATTTAACTCAAGGAGACACAAGTAATGCTTTTAATAATATTGTTGGTTTAGTTTTAATAAATATATTTACAGAAGAAGGTATCGGGGCTGGATCTAATTACACAATTGGCAAAAGAATTAGAGACTTATACAATAGAGTGACAGTTTCAAATGTAATTTTTGATTCTCCTGTTGGCCCTGAAGTTTTATCATCAAGTCCAGAAGGTAAGTTTCAAACACAAATAAGAATTACATTTAATATTTATGAGGATCTTTAAATGGAAATCACAGAAGAAATGCTTGATGTTATTGAAGCGGTAAAAGGTAGAAGAGAACCCCAGTACTGGGATAATCAGTGTAGAAGATACATGGAAAAACAAGAATTAAATAAAAAGGCTGTAAAAAAGTCAGAAAAAGGTTAATATATTTATAAATCTTTCTTTTAATTGTTATGGCTGCTGTTAAAGGCGATGTGGGGCAAGTTAAATTTGATGACGGTGGTTCATCTGTAAACCCAGTCCTTGGTACTAGATCCTGGTCTATGTCTATCACCAAAGATACCCAAGAAACTACTGTTCAAGGGGACACTTTTAAATCTTTTGTTGGTGGACTTATTGAAGGTGAAGGGTCTGCTGAATTAGTTTATGACGCCGCCGCTTCTGGTGAAACTGCAACTTTTGTTGATGGAGCTTTAGTTACTGGTGATGCTGGAACTGCTGCTTTTGAACTTTTCCCTGATAGTGCAAGTGGTACTAAAAAAATAAGCTTTAGTGGCCTTATAACAAGCTTTGAGCAAAGTTCTGCAATGGGTGATGTAAGTACTATTAATATTACATTCAAGCCAAGCGGTACTATTACTTCAGCTATCTAATTATTAAAGTTATCAACCCCAACTTATGACAAATCAAAGAACCGCAGATCTACTCATCGGTGCATATAAAGATGAGATGACATCAAGACGTAAATATGAATTAAAAGATGCTTCTGGTAAAGTTTTAAGTACAATTTACTTCCCACCTATAACAAGATTTGACAGACAAAAGGCACAGCAGTCAGCTGGAACTGATGAGGGTCTTGTTATTTCAACACAGTTACTTTGTAAGATGGCACAGAAAGAAGATGGATCTCCAGCTTTTGATATGTCAGATGCTCCTATATTACAAAGATCACTTCCTGAAAAGGTATTAAATGAGCTTGAATTATTTATGATGGATATACAAGTTGATATTGATTCAGCAAAAAAAGAATAAATGGGGATAATTGGCTAAATTTTGAATTTTTCCTAGCAACAGAACTTAGTAAAACTTTAATTGAACTCAGAACTCTTTTAACTGAAGAAGAACTTATCTATTGGGCTGCTTATTATGATTTAAAGAATGAAAGACATGAAAAAGAAATGCAACGACAAAAGACTAAATCAAGGTAATATAGAATAAAGGTTATTTTTTTCTGTGGCCCAATCAACAGTCAAATTAATAGTTGACGCACAAAATGCAATAGTACCTTTAAGAAAGGTTAATGACCAAACAAAAAAATTAAGTCAAACTACAGATAAATTAAAAGGAAGATTAGATAAATCAAATAGATCTTTAAGAGATACTGGAAGGTCTGCACAAACCGCTTCAAAAGGCGTAAAAGGTTTAGTTGGAGCATTAAGACCTTTATTGGCTGCATTAGCAGTTGTTGGCACAGCAAAATTTGTTATTTTTCAAACAGCAGAACTTGAAAGACAAACAAAAGCTTTAACAGTTTTGACAGGAAGTGCTGAAAAAGCAAAAAAAATTGTTCAAGAAATTAAAGAATTTGGTGCTGTAACACCTTTTAAATCATCTGAACTTATAGAGGTTGCAAAACGAATGAAAGCCTTTGGCTTTGAAACTGAAAATGTAGTGGATATAACTAAGAGAATTGCAGATATAGCTGGTACTGCTGGAGCCGACATAGATGGTGTTGCTCTAGCAATAGGAAAAGTTCAAGCAAAGAATAAATTTATGCAAGAAGAAAATATAATGTTATTAGAAAAAGGAATAGATGTCACAAAAGAATTAGAAAGAATTACAGGTATGAATGGAGAAACATTAGCAAAAGCTATGAGCAAAGGTGAAATTGGTGCTGATAAATTTAGACAAGCAATTATTAATTTAACAAGTGAAGGAGGTGAATTTTTTGAAGGTGCTAAAGCTCAAAGTGATACTTTGTTTGGTAAGTTCAGCACATTGGTTGATGGTATCGAAACGCTGGCACAACAAATAGGTGAGAAATTAGAGCCAGCATTAAAAAGTTCTTTAGATATAGCAATTAGTCTTGTAAATACAATAAATCAAGCAATAGCAGCAGGGTCAATAACAGACGTAGATAAAAAAGCTTTGAAAAACCAAGCTGCAGAAATTATCAGACAACAAGAGGGTCGCCTCCCTGGTGGTGCTTTTGGTATGGGTGAGATATCTATTGATTTTCAAGGAAAAGAATTTAAAGGACAACCTGCAAGTGTAGAAGCACAACTTACAAATGCACTGATAAATGCAGAGGTCGCAAAAAGATTAAAAGAGCAACTTGAGTTGCAAAAAAAATTAGCAAAGGCAACAGAAATAACCAATGGAAAAACAAGGAAAATTAAAGAAAATAATGAGGAAATAAAGACAGTTTCAGAAGGTCAAATATCAATTAATGATTTATTTAATTCAAGTTTAGGGGAGACAAGTTTTCTTATGAATGAGATTAGTTTTGGATCTGATAATATTGCTGATTCATTATTTAATGTAAAAACCGAAGCAGACGAGTTGAAAGAAAAATTTATGGAGATAGGTCAAAGCATTGAGCAAGGTATAGTATCAAGTTTAACTGATGCTGTGATGGGGACAAAATCTTTAGCCGATGCTGCTACCAGTGTATTAAATAATCTTAAGAGACAACTTATAGAACTTGCTATGCAACGTACTGTCTCTGGGATTGGTAATTTCTTTGGAAATGCTTTAAGTGGGATGTTTGGCGGCGGCGGCGGCCTCAGTATAAGTAAAGCTATAGGTTCAGGAGTTAGTTTAGGATCTAATAATTTCAGTAAATTTAGTTTTTTAATGGGTGGCAAAATACCAAAATTTGCAAATGGAGGTATGCCACCTGTTGGAAGAGCTTCACTAGTAGGAGAAAAAGGCCCAGAACTTTTTGTCCCTCGCACTGCTGGAACGATTATCCCTAACAAAGGCTTTGGTGGTGATAGCGTTACAAATGTGATTACTGTTAATGTTGATGCAAATTCAAGCAACGTGACGGGTAATAATGCAGATGCAAACCAACTTGGGAATCAAATTGCAGTTGCGATACAATCAGAATTAATAAAACAAAAACGTGCTGGAGGTTTATTAGCATAATGGCTACTTTTCCAAGCATTACTCCGCAATATTCGACTCAAGAAACTGTTGAACAAGATAGCTTGCGAATCAAACTGGGTGATGGTTACGAACAGCGTTTTGTTCAAGGGCTGCCAGCAAATAAAAGATTAATTTCTTTAAATCTTACATTTAATGTTTCAACTACAGATGCTACAACTATTGATACTTTTTTAGATGCAAGATTTGATGATCAAGATAATTTTGACTTCACACCTCCACATCATTCATCAGCACTTAAGTTTATATGTACAAGAAGATCTAGAACAGCAGTTTTAAATAATAGAGTTGTGATGAATTTAACTTTTGAAGAAGTTGCAGAACCATAATGGCAATACCAGTATCTGAATTACAAAAACTTAACCCTAGTTCAAGAATAGAACTGTTTGTATTGGAACTTGTAGAGGGCTTGCATTATGCGACAGGAAACCCCTCTAGTGTCCCTACAACATTTAGATTCCATGCTGGATCTAATATGAATACAAATGCAGAAATAGTTTGGCAAGGAAATTCTTATCAAAGAGTGCCTATTACATTTGAGGGTGCTGAGTTTTCTGGTAGGGGACAAATTCCAAGGCCAACATTAACAATTGCTAATTTAGGCGGTATCACAAGAAGTGGGTCAGTAATTACAATGACTGATCTATTAATTATTGTTAATTTAACGACACCTCATAATGATTTAGCAGATGCCAAGCTAATTCGCATCACAACGCTTGCAAGTGAACTTGATGCAGCTAACTTTCCAGGTAGTAGCAACCCATTTGGTACACCATCATCAAATGAGTTACCTCAAGAAATATTTTTTATTGACAGAAAAACAGCCGAATCAAGAGAATTTGTACAATTTGAACTTGTAGGGTCTTTAGATCAGGCAAATAAAAAATTACCAGCTAGACAAGTTACCAGAAATGATTTCCCAGGCGTTGGTACATTTATTAATTAATTATGGAATATTTATGGAAACAAGATGCAATTAACCATGCAAAGAAATGTGATCCAGAAGAGTGTTGCGGTATTGTAGGAATAAAAAATAATCAAGAAAAATATTATCCATGTAAAAACATATCTAATGAATTTAAAGCAGAATCTTTTGTCATAGATCCTTTAGATTATGCAGATGTTGAAGACTCTGTAGATGAGATTATTGGTATTGTTCATAGTCACCCTCAAGATGTTCTTGAATTTTCTGAATCTGATAAATATAGTTGTAAATCAATAGATTTAATTTTTTATCTCGTTTCTCCAAAATCAGATAAAATAGCAGTAATCAGACCTGACGAGATAGATGCTTAAAAAAATTAAAGTTTACGGAACACTAAGGAAATTTTTAGGTCAGGCAGAGTTTGAAGTTGATCTTAATACTCCTAGAGAAGCAATAAGTTTTTTAGCTTGTAATTTTAAAGGTATTGAGGAACATATGGCAGAGCAGCTTTACACTATACAAGTAGGTGCAAAAGTTATTACTGAAGATTTATTAAACTTTAATTCTCAAGATGATATAAGAATTATTCCAGTTGTTCATGGTAACTTTCTTCCAATTCTGCTTGGTATTGGAGCATTAGTTGGTGCTGCGGCTGCCAAGGCTGCAACTTTTAAAGGAGCAGCTTTACTCGCAAGTGCTTTAGCATCAATTGGAACAAGTTTACTTATTGATGGAGTTACGTCAATGCTATCTCCACAAATAAATACAATGTCACCTATAGGCCAGCAAAGTAGTTTGGATCCATCAGCTTTAGCTTCAAATTATTCTTTTACAGGGCTGACAAATATAAGTAATGCAGGCGTTCCAGTAAATTTGGTATATGGAGAAATTTTAGTTGGCTCTATTGTGGTATCTAATGGGGTTGATACAGTTCAAGTAGAAGGTACAAACTGATGGCGATACAAGAGTTCAATCAAAATACAGTATTTACCAATCCCAATCTCCCAAGTGGTGCATTATCTTCCAAGCAATTTAATACAGTCGTGGAATTACTGGGGGAGGGAGAACTGGAGGGATCAGCAACAGCATCTAAAGCTGGTATCACAGACAAGACCTCAACTGCATATTTTAATGCTTTTAAAAAAGATATATTTTTAAATGGAAATCAAGTTTTACAGGAAGCAGCAAGTAATACAGCACCTTCTGATAGTGATTTTAATTTTAAGGATGTAGGTTTTGACTTTAGACTTGGAACTGCAAGTCAGACATTTATTGATGGTATTTCTAATATCGAGACTGAAACTGTTATTGGCACAACTGTAACCACTTCAACCCCTGTAACTCATACTGTAAGTTCTAGTGATATAAATGCAGTTCGTGTTACTTTAAGATTTCCTGCAATGCAAAAATTTGAAAGTAATGGCGATATTAATGGTGTAGAAGTAAATTTATTAGTAAAAACTATTGAAAATAATGGAACTACAACAACTGTTATAAATGACACAGTAAAAGGAAGGTCAACCAACGCATATTTCAGAGATTATTTAATAAAATTAAAATCAACGACATCTTTTCCTGTAGCGATAAGAGTTGAGAGGGTCACAGCAGATAGTTCAGATGCAACTTTGGTAAATGCTTTTCAATTTCAACAGGCCACAAATATTATTTTTGAACAGAACGCTTATGCTAATACTGCTCATGTTGCACTTAGGTTTAATGCTGAACAGTTTTCAAGAGTCCCTTCAAGGGTGTTCCGCATCAGAGGCCGTAAGATAAAAATTCCGCACAACGCAACTGTTGACTTGCAGACAGGTGCAATTTCTTATGCTGGTACATTTAACGGAACTTTTAAAACAGATAAAGAGTGGACAACTGACCCAGCATGGATTTTATACGATTTGCTCATAGATACAAGGGCGGGCTGTGGTATTGCAGAATCTAATTTGGATAAATTTACATTCAAAACAGTAAGTGAATACTGTGGAGCATCAGTCGATGATGGGTCAGGCACAGGATCTACAGAGCCTAGATTTAGTTGTAATGTAAATATCACACAACAACAGGAAGCCTATGGGCTGATCAATGCACTTTGTTCTGTGATGAGAGTTATGCCTTTTTATTCAGCGGGAAGTATTGCCATATCTCAGGATTCACCAAAAACGGCCTCATATATCTTTACAAATGCAAATGTAACTGAAGATGGGTTCTTATATGCTGGTTCAAGTTTAAAAACAAGACACACAGTTATAAATGTCAGCTATTTTGATATGACAACTCAAGAAGTTGATGTGGAAACTGTTGAAGCTGACGCATCTACTCAAGCTAAATATGGCCTTAATGTTAAAAATATCAAAGCATTTGCTACAACATCAAGGGGTCAAGCTGCAAGATTAGGAAGATGGTTTTTATATAATGAACAAAATGCTGGAGAAACTTGCTCTTTCACAACCACCGCCGCTGCTGGTGTATTAGTACGATGTGGTGATGTCATAGAAGTATCAGATAGATTGAAAGCTGGTGTAAGGCGTGGAGGACTTCTTAAAAGTGTTACTAGTACAACAGTTGTTGTTTTAGATGATTCTGACAATACAGATATTCCAAGTCTTGGAGATAGCCCGACAATTTCTGTTATTCTTCCTGACGGGTCTTTAGAAGAAAAAACAATAAGTGCGATTTCCTCGTCAACAATTACTGTATCTTCTGCTTTTAGTACCGCACCAAATAAACACGCACCATACATTCTTGAAACTTCCAACTTGCAAACTACAACATGGCGAGTTATTAGCGTAAAAGAAAATGATGATAAGACTTTTTCAATTACAGCTTTGTCACATAACTCTGGCAAATATGCTTTTGTCGAAGATGGCTCTGCATTACCAACAAGAACAATTAACACTCTTACAACTGTTTTAAATCCTCCAGAGGGTTTAAATGTGAGCGAAAAAATAGTAACTATTAATAATAAAGCTGTGAGCAAATTAATTCTTGATTGGCAAACACAATCTGGAGCTTCAAAATACGAAGTTCAATATAGGTTTAATAATGGTCAGTTTAAAAAGATAGAAACTCTATCAAGTGATGCTGAAGTATTTAATTCTGATGCTGGTACATATGAAATTAGATTATTTAGTTTTAATGCTTTAGGACAACCATCAAGACAGCCCGCAACATTAACATTTAATGCTGTTGGTAAAACTGCTCCACCATCAAACATAACAAATCTTACTTATGAACCAATATCTGACAAAGAAATAAGGCTTAGATGGGATGCTGTCACAGATGCAGATGTGCGCGCGGGAGGCCGTATTCATGTGCGTCATAGCCCAAAAACGGACGGGAGCGGTACATTCCAGGATGCAACAGATTTAGTCTTGGCTTTGAGTGGAGCATCAACAGAAAAAGTTGTTCCTTTACTTGAGGGAGAGTATATTCTTAAAGCGCAAGACGATGGAGACCGCTTCAGTACAGGAGAAACATCTATTGTAATAGATTTACCAGAAGCACAACCTAAACTACTTGTACAGGAAAGAAGAGAAGAGCAAGATAGCCCTAAATTTCAGGGAGCAAAAACTAATGTTGGTTTTGATTCTGGCACAGCTTCAATAAGTTTGGCTGGTACAGGAAATTTCGACAGCAGTACAGACATTGACAGTGAAACTTCTATTGATGATATTGGTGGAGTAGCATCAACTGGAACATATTTATTTAATGAAACTTTAGATTTAGGTGCTGTTTATAGCCTTGATTTGAGAAAAATAATACAAACTGATTCTGTATATTCTTCTGATTTAATTGATTCAGTATCAGATATTGATGCAAGACAGGATTTTGATGGAACAGCTTCAGTTGATACTAATGCAGAAGTTTTTGTGCAAACTTCTCAAGATGCAAGTAGCTACTCAGGTTTCCAGAAATTTGCCAACGGTACTTTTAAAGGTAGAGCATTTAAATTTAAATGTGTGTTAACAACTAAAGACACAAACCAAGATATTAGAGTCAGTCAGCTTGGATATATTGCAGAATTTCAAAGAAGAACAGAACAAAGTACAACAGCTATTGCTTCAGGGGCTGGAGCAAAGTCAATCAGCTTCAACTCTCCGTTTTTCACAGGCACTAGCGCATTATTAGGAGCAAATTCTAACCCGCCAGCTATTGGAATCACTGCTTTAAATATGGCTTCTGGTGACTTCTTCGAGCTTTCCAGTATCACAGGTAGCGGCTTCGTAGTACATTTTAAAAATAGTTCTGGCAGTTCTGTAGATAGAAACTTTAACTTTACTGCTATTGGTTTTGGTAAAGGGTAAAATTTAGGATATACTTAGAAAAAAAGTTGGTTTGCTATGGCAAGAGTCGATAATACTGGTGGATCTGGTTTTACAACTGACAACGGAACTGGTCTTGTTGTAAGAACAAAGTTAAATCAAATAGTCGCAGCTTTATCTACATTAAATCAAGGCTCTGGTGATCCTTCAATTGGTGTTGCAGCTTATGTCCCTCATATTGATGGAAATACCTTAAAAATTAGAAATGCCGCCAACAATGCGTTCGTTTCTTTAGGTGATGTATCAGCTACAAACTTCGGTCATGCGGGATTGTCTGCGGCTAATACTTTTACTTCAACAAATATATTTCAAGACGATGTAACTTTTGATGGGGCTACTGCTGGAAGAGATATCGTTTTTGACAGATCAGATAATGCCCTGGAGTTTGCAGATAATGCAAGTTTAGTTTTTGGTGCTGGTTCAGATTTAACCATTACTCATGACGCAACTGACAGCACAATAACAAGTGCAACAAATGATTTAAAAATTACCAGTAATGGTGATGACCTTATTCTTGAGGCTGAAGATGATGTAATCATCAGGGATAATGGTGGTTCTAATATTTTGGCGCAATTTATTAATGGTGGAGCAAATGAGCTATATCATAATGCAACAAAGAAATTTGAAACGGCTAGTGGAGGCATATCACTCACAGGAGGAGCAGCAGCTAACGTCACAGCCCTTTCAGATGGGGCAACAATAACAATTGATATGGCTACTGCCTGCCACCATTCAGTAACGCTCGGTGGCAATAGAACATTTGCAGCACCAAGTAATCAGGTAGTAGGTCAATCAGGTTCAATATTTATAACGCAAGATGGAACAGGGTCTAGGACAGCTTCATTTAATGCTGCATTTAAGTTTGTAGGAGGTACAGCACCAACACTTACAACAACGGCAGCTGCAGTAGATCGAATAGATTATATAATTTTATCGAGCAACGTGATACATTGTGCAGTTTCATTGGACGTTAAGTAATGCCATTTTCTGATGCAATAAGAATCGGTGCTTCTGGGGCTGCTGATACTACCTATACAGTAGATCGCAGTTTAAGGTTTAATAAATCTGATTCAATGTACTTAGAGAGGACACCATCTAGTACAGGAAATCAAAAAGTTTGGACATGGAGTGCATGGTTTAAAAGAACTTTATTGCATGATACTGGAGGAACAACTTATCTTTTTAGTTGTAATAATGTATCAGGTAATGATGGCATTGCTGCAATTTATATAAATAATGACAAAATCAATACTTATTTCGATACAAGTGGTTCAAATCCATATGGTGCTGTAAATGATCGGCTGTATAGGGATGTTGGCGCGTGGATGCACATTGTTTGGCAAGTTGATGCAGCTAATACTAGTCAAAGAATTTGGATAAATGGAGTTGAAGAAACTTTAAATTCAGGAAATAATCCACCTGATTTTGCCTATGGAATGAACCAATCTGGAATAAAAATGTTTCTTGGAAGGGATGGTGATTGGGGCAGTGACCATTCAAATATCTATTTTGCAGAAGTGCATTTTTCAGATGGTAATAAATATGAAGCTAGTGATTTTGCTGAAACAAATTCCGAAACTGGTCAATGGGTTCCAAAATCACCCTCTATAACATACGGAACAAATGGATATTATCTAAATTTTTCAGACAATTCTGGAACGACTGCTACAACTCTTGGCAAAGATTCTAGTGGTAACTCTAACAATTTCACGCCAACTAATTTTTCTGTTAGCACTGGTCTTGGTAATGATTCCATGAAAGATACTCCTACAAATAATTTCGCTACTTTTAACCCATTATTAAAAGTAGCTTCAAGTTCAGCTTACACAAATGGTGCTTTAGAGTTTGCCGCATCTTCTACTGGACAAAAACGTACAGGTTCAACTTTTGCGCATGATTCTGGTAAGTGGTATGCAGAATTTAGATTAGATAGTTATTCATCTGCAAGTGGTTCTTATCCTTATATTGGTGTAGCTCCAAATAATGTAACAGAACCTGGGAGCGGTGAATCGAATACTTGGATTGGTTATATTGGTACTGCCGTAAATAGTGCTGGAGCTGCCTACAAAGATGGTAGTAGCATTACTGGTGGATTTTCTTATGCTGCTGGAGATATTATTGGCATGGCTTTAGATGTAGATAATTTATTGGTTTATTTTTATAAAAATGGCACTATACAAAATAGTGGCACTGGTTATGCCATAACGGCTAATACTGATAAAGGGTATCAATTTAATGTCTCATTATATGCAAGTAGTGGTAAATGGGCAGCAAATTTTGGTGGTATTGGAATAGGCAGTAATTCAGATGCTAATGGTCACGGGAACTTTACTTATGCTGTACCTTCTGGATATCTAGCTGAATGTACAGCAAACTTACCTGAACCATCAATAGCTTTACCTAATAAACATTTTGGAACTTTATTATATTCTGCTGGTTCAAGTAATGGTACTTTTACTTTTACAGATAGCGATGCAGTAGATTTTTTCCCTGATTTTACTTGGATAAAATGTAGAGATGCTAGTGAAAAACATTTCTTGATGGATGCTATAAGAGGTAATGTTGATATTGATAGTGCTTCAGATAGTAAGTGGCTTATTTCCAATACTAATGAAGTCGAAGGTAATGGAGGTGGTCATCTTGATGGAGCAACTGTAAGTTCTGTTCAAAATGGAATAAAAATTGTTGAAACTTCTATAGGTTCTGGAGAAATATACTTTACAAATAGAAATTATGTGACTTGGAACTGGAACGCTGGTGGTTCTACAGTAACTAATAATGATGGAGCGACTGCATCACAAGTAAGAGCTAATACTTCCGCAGGGTTTTCTATCGTTACTTATACAGGAACAGGTGATACTTCCGAGACTTATGGACATGGACTAGGGGTTAAACCAGATTGCATAATTGTTAAATGTAGAAATACGGCTGGACAAGATTGGGTTATGTATCACAAAGACTTAAATGGAGGAAGTTCACCTGCTGAACGTGTTCTTAAATTAAATACAACGGCTGCTGAAGCTGATTTAGGAGATGTTTGGTATGATACAGAACCAACTTCTTCTGTTTTTACTGTTGGTGATGAGTATATGGTTAATGGTAGTTCTAGTCTTAACTATGTGGCTTACTGTTTTAGCGGAGTAGCAGGGTACAGCAAATTTGGGTCGTATAAGGGCAATGGATCAAGTGATGGTACATTTGTAAGTCTAGGTTTTAAACCAGCTTTTTTAATTTTAAAAGGTGCTGATAATGTTGATAATTGGTTTACTATTGATAATAAAAGAGATACTTCTAACGTATGTGATACTCTTCTAAGGCCAAACACAAACGAGACTGATTTTACTTTTACAACTCTTGATTTTCTTTCTAATGGATTTAAAATTCGATCTGATAATAGTGCTTTTAATACAAATGGTAATACTTATATTTATTTAGCATTTGCGGAATCACCATTTAGAAACGCTCGTGCTAGATAAACGAGTATATACTAAAATAAAACTATGGCTTTTAAATTAAACGGAAACCCATTACCAGTTGATGTGGCATTTAGTCACAACGATATAAACTACCCTGCTAACTGGTTAAGACTATCAACAGCACAAGAAAAGAAAGATCTTGGTATCACTGAGGTTGATGATCCAAAAACATATGACTCACGTTTTTATTGGGGTGATGGTACTGCAAAAGCACTTGATGACTCTGATGCCAAAGATAAAGATGGCAATTTAATTAAAGACGAAGATGGCAATCAAATAGTTAATCAAGGTGTTAAGTCAGTATTAAAAGCACAAGAAAAAGAAATAGCTAAAAGTTTGTTAAATCAATATGATTGGCAAGTTGTAAGAAAAGCTGAAAAAGGTACTGCATTAGATAGTGCTGTAGTCACATATAGAGATGGCATACGCACAGCCTATACAACACGCAAAACAGAAATTACGAACTGCAAAGATACCGCAGCTTTAGTTACTCTTTATGGTTCTAAAGAAGATGGAACTCCAAATATGACACAATATCCAAAAGATCCTAATTCTTAGATTCTGTCATTTGTCTTGTCACTAAAGACATTGTGACGTAGAGAGGTGCGAGTGCCATAATTCCTACGAAGGTTATAATGGTGACAGGCACTAATGCCTTTGCTATTGCTTCTTTAATCATGTTTCAAAAAATTGCTAATGTTCTGAGTATCATCTCATTTTTAATGGTAACTTCTGTTGTTGGTGGAGGGTACTTTGGTTATAAGTATGTAACCTCTGAACAGTTCAAAGCAAAGATGATGAATCAAGTTATGGGTAATGTAAAAGGAATGATGCCAAATGTATTGGAAAAAGGATTACCAAAAACAACTGGCATATCTATACCAGCACCATTAAAGAAATAATTGGAAATACCTGAGATAAGTATTCCAGAAATACATATACCTGAGATTCATATACCTTATACTTTTTTACCTGACTATGACCATTCAAATGTAGAAGTTATAGGTTGTACTTATTACCATCGAGATACAAAAAATACAGGCAATAGAAATTTATTATTAGATGATCCAAACGGAGTCGTAAGTAACTGTCCTTATCCAAGTTTCTATCCTTTAAATTATCAGCCAGATCAATTAATTATTGTTGAGGAATCTGCACCAGTAGAACAGACACAACAACCTTTACCAGAAGGAAAACCTCCTAAAGCAGAGATACCAAAAGATGAAAAGAAAGAAGAAGAATACAAACCTTGTCCTCCAAAGGACGCACCATTTAGGGAAGGAGATTACAGAAATGATAAAAAAATTGAAAGATTGGTAAAATATGAAAGAAGTATAGATGGCTCTTGTGACCCGATCTGGGAAGACGTACCATTCAGAGAAAGTCTTATTGGTACTCCTGAGATACTTATTTCCACTACTGTTATTGGCTTGGTTGCCGGTGGCTCTGCGGCTCTTGTACCCTTGATACAAGGTGCAGCGAAGTCAGCTATAAAACAATTAGGTAAACGTCTAAGTAAATCTAAGGTTTTAAAGAATGAGAATGAGGGATCACCTGATTAGGTGGAACTGAAACTTTTATTCCTTCACAAATCTCTGCGTATTTTCCAACGAAGGTTACTCCCAGTTTTGCCTGCTCTGAGCAAACCTTAAGTCTAAAAAGTGCAAGCTCTAACGAAGTTTTCTTATATAACAACTCTTGATTTTTAATATTAATCTCAGTTGCTTTATGACAAAGATATGGTGCTTTTCCTAATGGGATACTTAACTGTGCAGAGATTCCATAGTTCAAGTTATAGTTATCTTTTTCAAATCTAGGTGTTTCTTGAACGTATTTAATAGCACCTGTATCTTCATTGTAAATATTTTGTCTGGTAACGTCTTGTCTTGGTAAGTTGAATGTATGAGAATCGGTTACATAAGGAGTGATTGTAAGGCTAGGAGAAGAACAAACTATACCCTGTGACATCCTGAATTGTGGTGTTGAATTAGGGGCTATCATGGTGGCATTATTATTAACCGTGCCTTGGGCAGTTGAGTTCGGACTACTGACCGTTGTCGAGGCTATAACTGGTTTTACAGGGATTAGGAATAAAGCTATTGCCCAAATGTAGTTTCTACGGTGGTTGTTGTGGTTGTATTTATGGTGCGATTTATTGTTGTTATTGTGTCTACTCCTGGTGTGATCATTGTTTCTACCAAGGAGAAAGGTTGACCTGAGTTTACTATTTTCCATCTAGGCACACCTTCCAACGTAGGACTTGTATATGAAAAGTTAATTCCGTTAACCGTTTGTGTAGCTTCTGCGGTAGGTATTGAATTGATATAACCATTAACATCTGCACTTTCTATGTTCGTGCCTGATACGCTCAGAGAATACCCTGTACGGAACTGATGAGATACCACCGATTCTGTTATTACTGATTGGGAAGTAGAATTTGTGCTTGAACTGCCTGTACGGAAGGTAGGTACTACTGGATTTGCAAGGGTTTTGACAGGAAATAATATTATTAATAGCAGCCAAAACTTAGTCAATTTGGATTGTTACTGTAGTTGACCCTATGCAACTAGAACCTGATCCAAATGCACCGCTACAAGTATGGACACCTGATGATAAAGAAGTCATAGCACCTGATCCAAGAGTACCCCCACTACCTACAGTTGTTTGTCCTGATAAGTGTGGCAATGCTGCTATGCCTGATGATGGTGTAACAGCAGAAGGAGTGGCATCTCCAATAGTAACCGCTTCTGTAAGAGAGAAAGCAGACCCCGCTGTTGTGATAGCTTTATCAGTTTGAATCAAAGCTGGAACACCTGCGGTCAAGCTGCCTACATTTAATCCACCAATCGCACCAGAGGTAGTGCTGCCACCAGAAGTTACAGAGGGAGTTATGTTATTACCTGATATTGAATAAGTCGTACCAAGTTTATTAGTAACAGAGTACGGCATATCTACACTTATCTGTGCAGAGGTTGTAAATTTTTGAGTTATATCAGCGTATGCCGCAGGGCTAAAAGCCAGAAGTAATAATGGGATTAATTTTTTCATGTGTTTAATTTTCCGTTGTTTTTTACATCTTTCCCAGTAATGGGATCGACTCTAATTACATCAGGTTTACTTGTGATTAATTCTATTGGTTGTTTTATTATTATTGTTTGATAGCCATTATTGTTTGTATTAACTGTACCATTTTCTTCTTCTTTCTTTTTTTTCTTTGCTCCCTGTGCTGCATTAACACTTATACCTAGCCCGCCAAGAATATTTCCTAAAAGTCCAGCAGCAAACGTACTATCAACTCTTGGCTGGTCTGGAATATCCATACCGAATAACTTGTTAGGTAGTTTAATATAGCCAAGAGACAAGACTAGCAAGCACCACGTTAAGATGAACGCTTGGGCTACAGTAGAAACCAAAAAAGTGATTTTTTCCTGATAGTCAGGTTTGTCATCTTCTAATTGTTTTGGTTCTTTCGGTTTCTCTGCCATAACTGGGGTTTATTAGTCATACTATACATAAATATAGCTTAAATCAATGCCTGAGATATATGCAGCCTTAATAGGAGCAGCAGCTACTGCTTTTGTTATGGTGTTATCTAACATGAGCAACCGCAGAGAAAAAACTATTATTGATATATACAATAGATTAAATAAGCTATCACAAGCCGTTAGTAGGTTAGAAGGCAAGATCCAGTGATTTTTGCTATGTTTGAAAAAACAGACAAATTATGGTCAAAATTCTAAAACCTATACTATTACGCTTCCTCACCACGACAACGTGCAAGAGACTTATTGTGGACCTCTTACGCACAATCAGCGAACAAACCTCAAATAATCTTGATAATCGTGCGGTTGATATTTTGGAAAGACAACTCTTCCCAACAAAATGAAAAGAAAGTTTCTAAACATCGAAATAGACGATGCTCCATTAGAGCTTGAACTGTCAGTAGAACAAAGATGTCGTGATATCTTGGCCTCTGATGATATCTACAGCATCAAACGGTATTGCACTCATTTAATAAGGCATCAGATGAAACAGGATGTATTTCTTGCATCTTTACTTGGCCGTCTTGTAGAACTTGAAGCTTTTTCTGCTACACATAAGGTGAAAGAAAATAAAAAAGGATTTATGAAACGCTTCTTTCGTATTCCTTAAGTTCTTCAGCTGTAAAATCTTTCACCAATAGTTTTTGGATCTTATCAATTTCAAAATTAAACTTCAAGATTGATGTTCTGATGTGTTCAGTTACCCATGCACCGTCTTTATTTACAACCTGAGCTTTATTTCTTTCATTAATAAACACATAATGATCTTGTCCTTTTAACTGGACATCTAATAAATTTTTTTCTAAATTTTTACGTCTAATCTCTTTTAACGCTCTTAGCTTTTTTGACTCACTCATTTTCTAATTCTGTTATCCTTTTATTTATAGCATCATATCTGACACAATATTCTTTAATTTCCAAATTTTCAAACCAGTATTGCCTTTGTAGTTCTGCAAGCTGGTCATAATAATTTTTGATCAGGTCTTTGTTGGTTTGCTCCATAGTTTTATTAAAAGTTCAAGTTCAGCAACTCTTTTCCTCGCTGCTGCGATTTTTTCGGCTGTTGTCATGGCAATCTTTTATGGTTCCAATCTATTTCCATCCATACTCCATCATTAGGGGTTTTAGAATAAGGAAACCACTCATATGTTGTATGGTCTCGGTCATCGTAGTAAACCTGACCACTGTAGGGATTTAGAGGTTGGCCGTATTTGTTTCTTTTTATCATGGTGTATAAAAAAGGGGTCTTACATAGCTTTGATTATTACTGGGTTGTGTACCAAAGTACTTTTGGACTGCTCCCTCGAACTAAATAAATAGAACGACCATTGCTAATGCCCCTATAAATTAGGCAGGAATCGCCTCGAAGTCTCTACTTCTCACAGGTAATGTGAAATTATCAACATTAATTTCAATAGATGCTCCAGCACTTCCATCTCTTCTTTCAAAAGTTTTTAACTTGCCACGACCAACAACAGTAATTTGGTTGCCTTTCTTTACATAGTTGGCAATCACATCACCACGATTGCCCCATACAGCACAATCAAATTGTGTCGTAGTATCTTGATCATTTGTAAGTAAAGTAAAACTAGTTACTTTTGTTCCTTTTGCAGTTTCTTTTTGCACTGGATCTGAGGCTAAATTGCCAACTGCTGTTACGTTTAACATAATAAAAAATTTAATTAGGGTTGTTAGGTTTGTTTTGCCAATCCTCAATATCTAATCGGTTGTACCGAATAGTGTTATTAAGAATGACAGTCCATTTTGGGCCACTAGGATGACCCTTGCGAGTTTTGGTTCTCCAAAGTCGCACAGTTTGAGGTTTTACACCAAGCTCTTCAGCTAATTGATCTGAGGTTATAAGTTCATTCATGAATCCTCCTTATCTAAAATAAGTGTCAGTAATCCATCTCTTTGATCTTCACTAATAGCATTAGTTTCATATCGTTTTGAAATGTTTTTCTTTAACAAACCGAGCTTGTCCTTATTGCCTGGTTTATTAATGAAGGCCTCACATTCTTTGATGAACTTATCACTTTCGGATCTATCTATTGGTTTATTACTTGTGACAGTAGGTTTACTATCTTCAGTCTTTAACCATGCCTTGTCTTTATCGTATAAAGAAAGGCCAAATTGATCTCCAAAGCTTTTTAAAGCTCTCTTCAAAGCGTCACTTTCTGCCTCTTTAATTGCTGATTCATGCTTTTCACCAATACCGCCCATGCGACCATGACCAGAGCCATAACCTTCTCTGATAACATTTCCAACGGTAATTCTTACCTTTGCAATATAAGAAACACATTTTGAATCTTCTGCAACGAGGCCAGCTTCTATTGTTTCTGATGACCAACCATCAAAACCGAAGATGCGGTTAGCTTCCTGTTGAACGTGCCAACTTTCAACATAAGCTAGCTTCTGTCCGCCTCCTCCAGGTCTAAAGGAGACATTATTTTTGTTAATTTTTTGATTAAGCAGTTTTTTCTGCTCTTCATTAAAACTCATTTTTCTAAGGGGGTTGAAAATGCCCATCGGGGCAGGGATAAAGATTGAACTCCTGTTTTACACCAACTCGGCCAATCATCGAGCAGGCGGCATTCGGCAATTTTATCTAAAGCTTCTCTAGAAAGTTTTTGACCTTCTTGCAATGCATCATCATCTAACTCCCATAAACCAACATCAAATGGATATTCAGATTGAACTACAAGAAAGATAAATTTCTTTGCTGATGGAATGCCAGATAAATAGTGAGCGCATTGTAAATGGTAGGTGAAATTTGCTACTGCCTTTGCGAAGTCTCTAGGGTTTGCTCCTGATCTACTGGTTTTTAAATCAACAATAGTTTCTTTATTTAACCAATCAGGTCTGCACTTACAGGTCAAACCAGATGTAGTATCTTCCCACCAGTAAGATTTCTCTGCAATACCAAAACTAAGCAGCTTCTTAGCATGAGGTTCTGAAAATACCGCATCCCTCATCTTGATAGCATTTGCCATATCAGATTCTGTAACGGCAGTCATGCCCTTTTCTTCAGCTTCTTTTGCCTCCTCCTTACCTTTTTTAGTAGTCCTTGATGATACTGCAACAAATCTTTTTGTAAGTTCATCAGGTTCTAAAACCGCACAATGGGTTAATGTTCCAAGCAACATTGCAGAAGTTGGTTTATGTTCTGGCCTTTCGGGATTTAGAAAAGAGTTCCAATAAGCTTTAGGGCCATGTTTTACCATTACTTTTTGCATTGATGCAGAGATAGCATCATCAGCATGGTATTTTTCGTTTGAAATTTGAATTGATCCTGTTGTCATGAGTCTGAATATCTCCTTGTATGAGGGCCGTATTGCATCATTAATCGAGGCCATGTTTTTAAGATAAGTGCTTTGTCCTGTGGCATCGCAACAAGACCAGCCTGTGCTAATCGTTTAAAAAATGGTGATGCACTAGGGCAATCAATAACAGATGCAAATGTATTAAAGATTTCTTTATCGGTCATGGTTAAGATTGGGTTGCCGAGGTCGGAGCGCTCAGGGGTTGGTCGCTTCTTCCTCGGTTGTTTATGGAAGCGCAGACCGAGATCATATTCACTCATCATTTTCGGGCAAGCTCCTCACACGCAGCTTCGACATTATATGTAAAGCAATCTATCTTAGTAGATTGAAGTAATGAATCTGAAATAGCAAAATATCCTATGCCAAAGATACAGATGTAAAGAAATAGATGTTTCATGGGGTTGGGTTTTAGGGGCTTCCTAATAATAACTAAATATCAACACTTGTCAACGGTTGATGCGTAAATAATATCTTCACAGTTTTTGATCTGAAGTTGTAACAATGCAATTTTTTCTATTGCTGCATAAACCTCTTCTTTAGTTCTACGCTCGCAAAGATATTCAATAAATTTTTCTGACTCTTGCTCTAAAAAAGCTTCTCTAAACTGATACTCAAGTTTGTCATCCATTTTCTAAATCCAAGACACGTTGTAATGGTATTGCAGCACATTGTGGCACTACAGAATTTCCTAACGCTCGGAGGCGGTCCATCCGACCTCGTAGCCCATCATCTCCTCTACGAAGGCAGGGTTCAGAAACATATCCTTTCCAGTTTGGGTTGAGAGTTCGTCTCGTCTTGCCATTGCCGAAAGGCACTTTCCAGCTTGGGTTGTATTCTTCATCCTTGCCTTGTGTTCTGATGCTGTTGGAGTTGGTAACATCTCCCGATCTATTTTGGTTGTCCACTCTATGCTCTGAACTGTTGTCATCTCCTTGTCGAATTGAATTGTTTTTAAGTGTGGTTTTATCATTTTCCAATCCTCGATGCTTGGATAACTGAAGCCTCCTTTGTCTTTGCGAAACCAATGTTCTATCGTTGTTTTTTTGATAGTTGTTTTGGCTGCTAATTTTTTTATTGTCGTTTGACTCCTGAGATAGGTCACAAACTTCTCTTGGCTCGGTAAACATGGCCTCTCCTCCATCTGATGATCCTGATAAATTGTCATCAATTCTGGATTCTCTTTTATCTTTTCCATCATCACTACATCGCTCAAGCTCACTTGTATTGGTTGACCACTTGCCCGATGTGTCTTGCCCTGAAGTAATTTTGTTGCGTGTTTCAGAGCATCGTCCTTGGTATCCATCGCTGTCGGGGTAGGAAGCATTGGATATTTTTCCGTTGGAATTCCTATCTGTTTGCATATCCCCTCCTTGAGATTGTCCCCATAACCTTGATTCGTGCTTCCAGGCTCGCTTGCTCTCGGAGTTGGAAGAAGACTGTTGAAAGTTTTTACTGTCTGTGGATTTACCGCTTCCCTCAATGTTGATAGCTTGGTTCTTCCTTTCCTTGGCCCCTCCATCTGTCTTTTCAATGCTTTGGGACTTCTCTGAGGGAGGTGATCCATTGTTGTTGGGGTAGGCAACGAGCCACCATCTGCTTCTACGGTGACAGGCTCCCAATGAACTTGCAGATATAACTGACCATTCTGCATCGTACCCTGTTTCGGAAAGCTCCCCAAGAACGATGTCCATTCCGTTATTAAGGATCGCTGCCACGTTTTCCAAGATGACGTATTTTGGTCGTACCATGCGTATGACTCGCATGAGTTCGTAAAATAAACCCGATCTAGATTCTTTTGTGATTCCTTTGCCTTGCCCTGCAACTGAAATGTCTTGGCAGGGAAATCCTCCGCATACGACATCGTATTGAAAAGGTTTTGCTGTAAATGTTGTGATGTCATCGTGAATAGGTACGTTAGGCCAATGTTTTTTTAATACTTTTTGACAGTATGGATCAATTTCAATGAATTGTGTAGTTTCAAAACCACCAACAAGTTTTTCAGCAGCATAAGAGAATCCTCCTATGCCACTGAAAGTATCTAATAATTTTAGTTTTTTCATTCCTCCCAAGGTTGTAGGTGTAATGTAATGTTCCAATAAGCATTACAGAAATGTTTACTGTCCCATATATCTGAATGACAAGTAATATGATCCTTTATCATTCTGTCAATTTCTTCTCTTAAAGTTTGAGGTAACTCCATTTGAAACTGACGATAAAGTTTTTTCTTACCTCTTCTTTTAATAATTTTCATTTACTTAGCCTCCTCATAATTAAGAACTTTTAGTGTCAAACAGTTTCTACGACAATCCATTTTGCTTGCAATCTCTTCAGCAGTAATTTTTTTTGGATGCTTTACTTGAAAAACAAATTTTGTTTTGCAAGGTGTCAATTCATTAATCTCAAGAAATTTCCAAGTCAATAAACCTTTCTGACCTATAATTGTTGCTTTAATTGCTTGAGGAATTGCAGTTTCTGGATGTTCGATTTCAAAAGTAAAATTTGTTTTCATTTGAGGGGGTTGTCTCTATACCTATATTATAAACATATTTGTCAACAACTGTCAACACTTATTCTCTACTTGGCATTGATTCAACTTCAAAATCCTTTACAAGATCGTTTGGTTCTACTTCTTTCTGCAATAATTCAACAAGATAATCTGTCTGCTGGTTTAAAGAATCTATTTTTTTATCAATATCTGATACAGAATACAAGCCAGCATCAAATTGTTTCATCTGATCTAAATATGCACTTCCATATTTATTTATCTGATGATATAGAACACCATGCAAATCTTGTAAACTTTTCTCTGCTGCATATAAAACATCATGTAATTTTTTACATTCAGAGAATGGATCTACTTCTTGTGTGTTTCTTTCTTGTTCCCAAACTGGAGTAGTAGTTTTGGGTTGTTCGTAACTCGTATTTGTGGATGTTTGATATGAAGGTTCTGTATAAGAAATTTTTTCAACATTATTATCTGATTTTAATTCTGGTTGTTTTTCTGTTGAAGATATTTGTGTTCTGTAAGAATAATAGGCTCTATTAACTTGTTGATATGTTGGAACTTTATTACTTCCAGCTTCAGAACAGGCAGCTTTCCAAATTTCAACAGCTTCCTTTGGATTTTTTAAATAACCAAGTAATGGAACAACTTGGGTTTTATTAGTTGGTAAAATTGAATGATAATTCAATTCCTGTAATATTTCGCAACGAAACTCATAAAAACCTCTAAGGTTTATCGCATCTTTTTGAGTTATAGGTTCTGAATTACTTGTTAATTTTGCAGATTCCTCTTTTAAATAATCAGGCCATAATCGACCTCCATTAACACCTCTATATAACTTTTGTCTCTTAATTTTTAAAAGACCAGCACCGATAGCTAAATCTCTTTCCATTTTTCCTTGAAAAGAAGTTTTAATTACTGTTTCAGTTTCAATAAGTTCTTTTTGTTCTTGTTCTGTCATAGGAGACTCTTCAAGAATCTCCGTTTGACCAACAATCTCAGGAATTATTGCATTACTCATTTTCTTCACCTACTTCTGAACTAATAACATCAGCAAGTTTTAAAAACTTTTGTTTTGCTACAGGTAATGATGGTAATTGTTCAAAATCACTATTCTTTGCGTGTTGTGCAAGTGTAATAATCTTTTCCAACCTTGATTCCATCTGGTCATACCATTTTTTTATTTCCTTATCAGTGGCAGCAGCACTTAATAAAGTTACAGTCATGTTTGATGTATCAGGTCTTAAGACGAGATTATAAGCAGTATGTAAATATTTTGCTGCTTTTTTTAGATTAGATAAAACTGAATTATCAGTAATTGTTTTTTTCCCTAATGCAATTAATTGATTGTTATTTGAATTTACAATATTAGCCAAAGGAATTGGTTTGTTTTTATATAATCCATGCTCTTCAGCACCTCTTAAGGCCAACATGGGAGAAGTAAGCATAACACCATTCCAGACAAAATATTCCCAACTAGGATCATTTAACATCATGTCAGATAATGCGTGTGGATTTTCATCCATTTTTGCTTTTAACTGTTTTGGAGTAATTTCATCTAGAAGATAATTACCGATTTGCTGTGGTTTTTTTTCACGCATTGGATAGGTAGTAGAGGTCATTGAATAAATAAGAGACGTTTACTCTCTAGAGTGTATAGACGCTTTAGGGAGTTGTCAACTTGGTTTCATTACTTTTACATCAAATCCCTTTTCTTTCAACTCTTCAATCCTATATTTTTGAATCTCGCTTAACCTTCCCTTTTCGCTTTTGACTTCAATAAACTTAACCTCATTAGGTTTCATACATATCAAATCAGGCATACCAGCTCGGTTGCACATAATAAGTTTTATCACTGTCCACCCTTCTTTCTCGTGCCTGTCGATCAGCTTCTTCTGATATTGTGCCTCTGTCATTCCGATAATGCTTGATCGTGTAGCTTTCTTTAGATTGTACTACCTGATAAACTTTTGGCTCGATTCCCTTCTCAGCAAAAATATAATGGATTTTATTCTTTCTATCCCTACCAAGAAAACTTGCTCTCTCTCTGCCCTGCAAATAACTAAGTGCAGAATAATCAATACCCAAAAAGATTAAGTGATCGGCACTGCTTAAATTAACACCCTCTCTGCAACTTTTGACTTGACCGATAAAAACAGAATCACTTACCGCATTAAATATATCTGGATCATCTGTTGCTTTATGTCCAAAACATTCCTCAAGCATTTTCTTTTCAGCAATAAAACAATATAAAATGGCAATCCTTCCACTGAAGTTATTTTTTATATAATCAATCTTGCTTTTGTCAAATACAACAGCACCATAATTCTCAGTGATCACATGGCCATTATAAATCTGCCTTAATTTGCTCATTACCTTTGCACCAGTATCTGCCACGACTGATCTTCCTCCAGGTCTACCAATGACACCGTTTTTAATAATCCTTAACGCTAACCGATAAGTTCTTCTAGACATCTTTACCATATGCACTTCTTCTTCCACCTCCTGAGTAAAACCTGCTTCCTTCTGCGTCATCTGGACTGTATAAGGTGCAATATCCTTTAAAATTCTGCTTTGTTTAGCATCTGAGTAATCTTTAATGACAATTCCAGTTCCAACTCTTTTCTCCTTTATATCCACATAATCACTGGCCCATCTATAAAAGTTCTGATATCTACTCCATAAAAAAGGAGCTAATGACCATTGGTGGTATAACTGACTGAAACTTTCAGGGCTTGGTGTTCCACTCATCAAAATAATGATGTTATATCTAAGCTGCAAGATATTCTGATATCGTTGAGATGGTTTTGGAAATGCACCCACGCTATGGGCTTCATCAACAATAATCATGTTCCAGCTCGTACCCTTAAATTTTTTTAACTGCTCAAAGTTAGTTATGGATACTATCTCTTCAAGATTCATCTTTTCTATATCGTTTTTAATACTGGGGATTGCCTTTTTCTTGGTAATTACCAACACCTTTTCAAGTGCCATATTCTTAACAACAGATAATGCAACTAATGTCTTACCTGTTCTACATTCACCACTTAAATATGCACATTTTTTAATTTGACATAACTTGGTTAACTTTCTACTTGCTGCTTTTTGATATTCTCTTAATTTGATCATTGACTATACTAGATTTAGTGGTATCTTACCCTATAGTTACACATAAACAACCCTAAATATGGAACAAGATCAAAGTTTAAAAACCATCAATATTCAACTTTCGCAGGGGCAGATAAAATGGCTTGACGATAACAAAGGGTCTGAATCAAGATCTTGTTTACTCAGATTTATAGTTGCAAAAGAGATGGAGAAGGTTGCTTAACAATGGATATAAAAGAAGAATTGCTTGGCCTTCCCAAGCACTGGGGTTTTGTTGCCGTTCAAAATAAAAGACCCTATCAAAACGACTGGCAAAATAATCCACTTACACGCTCTCAGCTATTCAAAGAAATATCTTCCAAAAAATCTACAGGTATCGGTGTATGCTGTGGAACTCCCTCTGGTGGTTTATTATTTCTTGACCATGATGGGCCGTCAGCTGCAAAGATATTAGGAGAATGGGGGTTTTCTCTTTCCTCACTACCACCCTCATGGATGGTTACATCAGGTCGTGTTGGTAGATTCCAGATAATTTACCAAGTGCCAGAAAAATATTGGTCAAAAATTAAAACTCGTAAATATCAAACAGGGGTAAAAGATGAAGATGGTTCTGTTGAACAAATTGAATTACGGTGGAATGGCACACAGTCAATAGTATCGGGGAAACATCCAATAACAGACGGTTACAGATGGATGGAAAATCGCTCACCAAGAGATTTAGAAATTGCAGAAGCTCCTGTT